TGATGGACGATGCACTTGGGCTTCAGTCTCACATCATCTCTGACCAGTCCGAGGAGATCGCGAACCTCCGGGCCAAGGTCGAACGCATCACCCATGTCAGTCATTATCACGTCATCGAAGCCCGGGACTTCGAGGCCAAGTGGCTGCGCGTCCTCGAAGAGAATGAAGCCCTCCGCAAGAAAGGAGCCCAGTCGTGAGCGCCTTTAAACACCTCGACGGCATGGTCGCCCTGCTGTCCGAGGTCTACGAAATCAACGAGCGCATCCTGACCGGGGACATCTGCTCCAACAAGACGGCCATCGCCTCAGGCCGCATGAAGAAACTCCTGCACCACTATCACGAGGCCCTTCACGAAGACGGCGCCACGAAGGTATCGCTCCAGGCTTACGCCGCCGCCGGTGGCTGGGTCGGCATCCAGTACTCATATGAGCTCGACGGCTTCGAAGTCGCCGGATCACAAGTCCCGAGACGCGTATGAACCGACGTAACCTTATTAACGGAATAGCGGTTCCTGATTTAGATGGAACATGGGTTCTATTCAGAGAGGCTTACGCTCTTCTCGAAAAAAGAAAAAGAACCATCAAAGGCCTTACTAAGAAGATTTCTAATCTTAAAAGGCAGTTAAAGAGAAAGAGGAAAGAGTATAAATTGCGTAGTAAAAAGCCATTTCATGGCAGGGTTAAACTTACCATACAAGTCAGCAGCAACAGGACATACTCAGTGTATTCAAAAGCCTTAATGAAAAGACTATGACCCTAAACCTGCGCTTCTCCGTCGTCGCCCTGCTGCTCCTCGGGCTCAACGCCCAAGCCAAGACCGACGCCGCCTTCCTCGAGGCCGTCGCCGAGGTCGAGTCCGGCCACAACCGCAAGGCCATCGGCAAGGCCGGTGAGCGTGGCATGTATCAGGTCGGCAAGGCCGCTTGGGACGACGCCTCCGCCCGCCTCAAGGCCGAGGGCCACTACGCCTTCCCCTGGTCTAAGTGGCGCGACGCTACGGCGCAGGATATGGTGGCCGCCTCTCACCTCCGCTGGATCAGGGCGAACTTCCACCGCGTCGGCATGACCGACCCGACCCCCGAACAACTCGCCCTGGTCTGGAACGTCGGCTGGTCGGAGGCCCGCAGCCGAGACTTCCGGGCGAACGATTACGCCTTCCGCGTGGCTAATTTATTCCGCTCGCAAAAGGTTTCGACGCGTTGAAAGTTTCGACCATGTCTCACATGGTCATCGCTGTCGACCCCGGTGCCAACGGCGCTTTCGTATGGTCGGTCGACGGCTTCGGCATCGAGACGCGGAAGATGCCCGGCTCTGATGTCGAGATCTGCGAACTGATGGCCGAGCTCTCCTGCAAGGCCAAGTCCGTGGCCCTGTTCCTCGAGACGCCGTCCGTCGCCGGCTACGGCCCGAAGATTCCCGGCGCATCCATCGCCAAACTACAGTTTAACGTCGGCCTCATCTACGGCGCCTCAATCGCGATGGGCTGGCAAGTCCGCCGCATCGACCCGAAGGCATGGCAGAAGACCCACCCCGTCGGCAAGAAGGCCGATCACGGCTCCGGTTGGAAGCGACATTTGAAGGCTAGGGCGAAAGAGCTCTTCCCCCAGACCGACGTCTACGATTGGACGGCCGACGCCTTGCTCATCTACGACTCCGCCATCCGCGGCGTCATTAATTAATCCTTTCCCATTATGAAAAAGAACACCCTCTCCCCTCACGCTGAGATCAGGCTTATCCCTGGCACGCAGTACATCCTACTCCCGGATAACAAGGTCGCCCGCCTCCTCACGCCCACCGTCCGCCCCTCCGGCGACAACTACAACCTCCGCATCGACGGCCGCACGCGTCAATTCACGCTTGAGGCCATCAAGGCCATCATCGCCGGCGCCGACCCTGCCACCGTCGGAAATAAGTAACTCTTCCCACATGAGCACCACGCCCAAAACCCAGTCCGCCACCGCCTCACTAGTCGCCGCCCTCGCGGCCCTCGACAACGTGAAGGCCAACAAGATCGTGAAGGCCAATTTCACCGCCAAGTACGTCTCCCTCGACGCGCTGCTCGACGCCGTGAAGCCCGTCCTCCTCGACCACGACCTCGCCCTGATCCAGACGCTCGTCAGCCAGGAGGGCAAGGTCGGCGTCTCGACCGCCTTCCTGCACGTCTCCGGCGAGCGGTTCGACTTCGGCACCCTGCTAATGAAGGCCGAGGGCCTGACCGCTCAACAGGTCGGCGGATTGATTACTTATGCGCGACGTATGTCAATCAGCACGGCATGCGGCATTAGTGTCGACGTGGATGACGATGCTTCCTCGGCCTCTGGCTTGCGTTCTGCGGCCATTTCTAACGTCGCCCCTGCCTTCTCCCCCACCCCCCGCCCCCTGACCAAATGAGCGACCCCAACCCCCTCGACCCGATGGCCTTCCTGCATAACGCCATCGCCCACGCCCACGCCCAAAACGAACTGATGGCCGCCAACGCTCGAATCAAGCAGCTCGAGGAACGCCTGGAAGGCATGCGCGAGGCCGGCGACCAGCTCTGGTACTGCGTCCGCCACGCGCAGCGCATCCACGCCGACGAACTCATCGACGCCATCGAGGAATGGCAGGAGGCCCGTAACCATGGCTGACATCCCCAAGGGCATCGAGAAGATCGCGACGACCGTCCCGAAGCAGTACGCCCTGCTCCTCTTCCTGGACGGTTTCCCGTACGTCGAGATGACCGCCCGCAAACACGCCGATTTCCTGACCGACCTGAACGCATGGAAGAGGAAGACCTACCCGTCCCTGTCCCGATCTAACGTCCGATTCTTTACGCTCGCTCCGACCGGGGAGCTTAAAGAACTTACCTTTACCAAATGACCAACCGCGAATACCTGAGGAACATCCTCAACCAGTTAGCCGGCGAAGTCGCCACCCTCCGTCCGACACATGAAGACGCTCTTCGCATCGCCAACGAAGACCTGATGCAACTCCAGATCTCCATCAACGAGGCCGCAGCCGAACTCGAGCGCCTGGACGCCGACAACATCGAGGAGGCCTATCACGTCAAACCCGTCTATGACCGCATCAAGGCCGTCATCGCCCACGAGCGCGTCCTCCGCAATCAGCTCGACCGCATCGCCCTCGCCGCCGACAGCGCCATCGACCTGTGCAACCTCCTTTCGGCGCACGTCGAAGAGCACGGCCCGAACGACGACGACGCCGCCCTCTGACCCTTTCCACCAAACCCGCACACATATGCCCCAAATCCACGACCGCAAAGAATACCGCGCCTTCCCGGCGCTTAACCAGTCCGCCGCGAAAGTCCTCGTCGGCAATTCCCCGGCCCATTACCAGGCCTACATCCGAATGCCTCAGGAAGAGACGAAGGCCCTCCGATTCGGCACCTTCGTTCACTCCGCGATCCTCGAGCCGCACACCCTCGACGACCTCTACGCCACCGCCCCGGACTGTGATAAACGGACTAAGCAGGGAAAAGAGGACTGGGCTGCTTTCGCCACGGCTAACGCCGGCAAGACCATCCTCGACGCGGAAGAGTCCGCCGTCGGCCATCTCGTCGCCTCCCACGCCCGCCTTGCGCTAAAGGCCCAGGGTGTCGTCTTCGACGCGACCGAGGTAATGTACCAGGTCGACTATAACGGCGTGCCTCTGAAGGCCGCTATCGACGGCGTGGCCGGCGACTACCTCTGGGACATCAAGACCACCGACGACGCGTCAGCTGCGGGCATGCTCAAGAGCATCCGCAACTACCGCTACAACCTTCAGGCCTACTGGTACCGACTCGTCTACGAGCTCGCCACCGGGCGCCGCCCCCTCGGCTTCCGTTTCCTCTTCGTCGAGAAGGAGCCGCCATTCGCCACTGCCGTCTGCGAGATCGGCCCCGACCTCATGTCCTGGGCCGTCGCCGACTTCGAGAAAGCCGTGACCCTTTACAAGGCCTGCACCGAGTCCGGCGTCTGGCCTGCCTACCCGGAGGAAATCCAAGTCATCGACGTCAAGTCCACGACCACCGCCGCCCCCATCAACTTCGCCTAACTCATGACCACACCGAACCAAGACCGCCCGCCCCTGAAGTCTATCGAGACTGCGGGCACCTATAAACTCAAACTTATCAAGCCCGCCTTCGACAAGATTAGGGCGTGGGAAGACGGCACCGTCTCCTGCCGCCTCTTCTTTCTCGACGACCAGGGCAACTGCCTGAGCAAGTCCTTCTCCTCGAAGTGGGGCAAGCCTCTCGCCATGCTCGTCGGTAAGTTTAGCGGGACGTTCACTCAGGAGCTGCGCCTAGATGCCACCCCCGCCGAGTTCATGGAGTACATCACCCCGGCCTGTGGCAAAACGTGCCTCCTCGGCGTCGAGGCCGAGCCCTCCGGCGAGTACAACGGCAAGCCTCAATACAAGTACAAGCTGACCTACCCCAAGGGCAGTCAGAAGCCTGTCGTCAACGACCTCCCGAACCCCGAAGACGTTCCCTACTGATGAACAACCTCGCCAAGATCCGCGAGGCCCTGGTCGAGGCGCTGCTCAAGGCGCCTGACCTTAACCTCCGCCGCGTGCGTCGTCGTCTCGGCCTCTCCGGGCGACAGACCCGCATCGCGTCACGAATCGCAAAAGCCCAGCGCAAGGCACAAGCCAGCGCATGACCACCATGTCCGCCCCGACCCTTGTCCTGATCTCCGGCTTCGCAAGGGCGGGGAAGGACACTCTCGCCTCGGGCATCCTTGAATGGTCGACCCGTCCGTCCCGCAAGGTCAACTTCGCCGACTACCTGAAGGACGCGGGGAATGACTTCCTCATGTCCCTCAACCTAGAGGGCAACTTTCACGACGACCGATTTAAGACCCTACATCGGGACTTCCTCGTAGCCGGCGGACGTCTCGCCCGCTCCCTTGACGTCGACATCTTCGCGAAGAACCTCGCTAACTTCTGCCCCATCCAGATGGGCCCGGATGAGGTCGCCCCCGAGACTGTGGTCTGCAGTGATCTTAGGTATGCTAACGAGGTCGCCGTGTGCCAGGGCGTGCTCCACGACCTAGGCTGGAAGGTGCGCACGATCTACGTCGCCACCGCCGGCGTCGGCCCCGCCAACCAGGAGGAGATGGACAGCATCCTCGAAATCCGCGAGAAGCACGCCTTCGACCTCGAGCTGACCTTCGCCCCTAACTCGCGGAACACGATCATGCAGGAGGGCCGCTATATTGCGAAGACATGGAGGCTCTAGTCATGAATGACGACCTGAGCATGGATGAGCGCATAGCCTGGGCCAGACGATCAGGCCTGACCGACGAGCGCATCGCCTTCCTGCTGGCCTGTCCGAAGTACACCCGCACCGGGCGGAACGATAAGCCTGCCTACATCAAGGCCGACAACCCCAACCACCATCTCCAGAAACTCGGCGACTGCTGGTGGCTGCGCATCCGCCGGCGGAAGACGAACATCGTCCACAACCTGGGCAAAGACCTAGACACCGCCCGCCGTCACCGCGACGAGATGCTCGCAGCCTACGACAAAGGCCAGCCCATCCCCCACCTAAACCAATGAGCATAATCCGATGGGTAGCAGCTGGAGACAATCACGGCCAATTAGTGGACGGAGAGACTCAAGACGCGCTGGCCTCGTTCATCGGCCGCTGGCGACCCCAGCTCCGCATCCATACGGGCGACTGCTTCGACTTCGGCGCCTGGAGACGCGGCGCCACCCCTGACGAGCAAGAGGAAGGCATTACCGACGACCTGAAGCACGGGAATTACTTCCTGCGCAAGGTGCTTAAGCCGACGATCTTCATGCAGGGCAATCACGACATCCGCGCCGAAGAGCAGATGCTGTCCCGCAACGGTGACCGCCGCGACAACGCCATGCGGGCCGTACAGTCTTATACCGACACCCTGGCCGAAATCGGTTGTAAGGAGTTCCACCGTTACGCCGTGAAGGGCAAGACGGCCGAAGGGGTCAACCGCTTCCGCGTCGGCAAACTCACCGGCACGCACGGATTCAAAGCTGGCGTGGCCGCTACCCGCGAGACCGCCCGCACCCTTGGCCGCCCTGGGGACGTCGTCATTCACGGGCACACCCACGACTTCTCCCTTTGCACGATTGAGCACCTCGAGGCCGCGATCGTCGGCGTCTCGGCCATGTGCTGCATGGACATTAACAAAGCCGACTACGCCCTGCGGCGCCTAGCCACGACAAAGTGGGTAAACGGGTGGCTCCATGGGGTCATCGACGAAAAGACCGGCGACTGCAAAGTCTGGACGGCCCACCGTTTCCAAGGCAAGTTCATCTGCTCGACGGCTTACGACCTGATCTGATGAAGCCCAAGGAGTACGCCGCCCTGCTGATGCGCACTCAGCCAACCGCGCAGCCGAACAACGCCGACCCATCCCCCGAAGGCTGGGTCAAGACCGTCGAGGTCACCCGCCTCCTAGGTTATCGGACACGGGCAGGAGTCGCCCTGCCAATCGCCCGCATCGTCAAGGCCGGCCTCGCGGAACGGAAGACCACCAGCCGAGGTCGATTCATCTATCGCCTGTCACCCAAGTGCAAGACCTGGCCCGAGGCACAGGCCGCAGCTGAGGCCGCCGGCAAGTTCAAGGCCCCCAAGGGATGGGTCACCCTCTTCGAGTACGCACGCAAGCACGACCGCACCGTCCGCGGCGTGCAATACCGCATCGACGGCACCTCAATCCCTGTCCGCATCCTCCGCAACCCCCGGTGCGTATCTTACTACCGCCAGTCAGACCTTGACCGGGTCTGCCGTTAAAACATTTGACGCAGGGCATCCACGCCCCCATCCCTCCCCTCCTCTCTTCTCATGATCCCGCCGAACAACGTCGCCGCGGAACGCCATCTCATCGGCGTCCTCCTCCGTGACGGCCTCCCTCTTCCTCCCGACCTCAAGCCCTCGGACTTCTTCGAGCCCGCCCACGCCGACATCTACTCGGCCGCCCTGTCCCTCGCCGTCGACGGCATCACCGCCGACGAACTGACCGTCACCCAGAAGCTCCGAGAGTTCGGCTCCCCCATCGACGCGGCCACCGTCTCGCTCCTGGTCAGCGACTCGGGCTCATCGGCCTACCGTCAGGAACATGTCGACCTCATCGCCAAGGCCTCCCTGCTGCGCAAGGCCTCCGAGATCGTCGCGAACGCAACCGACCCCGACGTCCTCCTCGAGCACTATGCCCGACTAGCTGAGACCCGCAAGGCCTCGAAGCGCGAGAAGGACACCGGCGAATGGTTCGACCTAGACGCCCTCGACAACTTCGACCCGCTCGAAGACAAGACAGTGCTCGTCGGCAAGGCCCGCCGATGGCTCTGCGAAGGCTACGCGGTCAGCATCGTCGGCTTCTCCGGCACGGGCAAGTCGTCCCTGATGATGCAGATCGCGACGTCATGGGCCCTGGGCCAGTCCGTCTTCGGCCTAGCCCCCGTGCGCCCCCTGCGGACGCTTATCCTTCAGGCCGAGAACGACGGGGGCGACATCGCGGAAGCCTGGCAGGGCGCGACGTGCAAGATGACCGACACCGAACGCGCACGGCTCAAGGAGAACATCGCCATCGTACGCGACACTAAGCACATGGGCACGGCCTTCCCCGCCTTCCTCGAGAGCCTAATCATCAAGCACCGGGCAGAGGTGGTCTGGGTGGATCCTCTTCTCGCCTACGCAGGGTTCGACATCGCTGACCAGTCCCTGACCACCGACTGGCTGCGCACGCAAGTCGACCCAGTCCTCAAGCGCACGAAGGCCGCCATGATCTACATGCACCACACGACCAAGCCCAAGTCGGCCGACGACCTGGACAGCATGACCCCCTCCCAACTTGCCTACCTCGGCGCCGGCTCAGCTGAGTGGACTAACTTCGCCCGTGACGCGGGCTTCCTCTACCGCACTAAGGGCGAGCCCGCCCGGTACAAGTTCGGCTTCTCCAAGCGCGCCTCCCGTTGCGGCCTGACCGATCTGGACGGCAACCGCTCGAAGTCCGGGTTCATCTACCTACAGCACTCCCAAGAGGAGGGCGTCCTCCGCTGGGAACACGCCCCCACGGCCACCGCCGACCCTGCCCCCCAGCGTACCGATTCCCGCCCCGCTAAGGGCCCTCTGGGGCGTCTTCAGTCCATGTAAGGGGTAGGACACCCCCAGACCCCTAAATCCCCCCTTCCTTCCCCTAATCATGACCTCGTCGCTAGGGTATGCAAGTCCGTCTCCCACAGGGGGAGTATTTAATAACGCTACCCCCTCTGCTGGCGCACGGGGGCGTATTAAATAAATTAAGCCGCACCTACCCGAGATGAGCCCACGCCGTCCCCTATCCCCGGCTCAACTGAACCTACTGCGCATCCGCCGCGAACTGACCGCTCGTCGACGCTGGCTCTGGAAGAACAAGCGTGACCTGATGCTGGCCACCCAGGCTAAGGCCACCGCCCGGGCCTCCGAGATCCGTCAGGACGTCAACACCGTCATCCTCGAGACCGTCCGCACATGGCCGCCCACCCTGACACCCGCGCAGCTCGACGAGCACCTCCTGATGTTCCCCTACCACCGCAAGGGCAAGAAGCGGCGCATGAGACGCGACTCCCTGGTCAGACGCCTCCGCCTGTTAGGACTCATCGAATACATCCCGAGGTCAAACACCTGGGCCAACCTTTGCACATTGCCCCCGTCAAAACCTTCAGCACCGTCCGAGATGAATGACCAAGGCCCGACTGAATGACCTGACCGCTCCGGCGGAAGAGGCACGGTCTTTCGACGCATGGTTCTTCTCTCAGCCCAAGAAGGTGCAGGAGAAGATGCGCAACTCCGGCGTGCTGCCTTACCGCGAGATGGTTCAGTCTCGGCACGTCTTCAAGGTGAAGGACGAACACACCGCCTGGATGAACACCGGCACGGATGAGCACGTCGAGGTCGACGCCTTCATCTCCCGCGATCTCGTGGCCGTGATGCTCAAGGCCTTTATCGACGCGCTGGCCATGTCGGACAACTTCTACTTCCGCCGGCATGTCGAGCTGATCAGGTGGGCGCTCAGTCTTCCCGGCTGTCTGTCGTCGCGTATGATCGCACGCATGTATGGCAAGAGTCATGAGGCCATGCGCAAGCGCGCTCGTGCCATCCAGTTGTCCGTCAACTCCGACGCCCACGGCTTGTTCCCTCATTGCAACTCCAAGCGAGATAAGATGCGCGTGACGTTTAACCCCAGTCATATACGCTCATAACATATGATTGACCCTCGTTTACATATGAAAGCGTTCAATCGTATCAGCGTCGGCACACCCGCCAACCCCCCTAAGGAATCTCTTTTGGGCCTTATTCCG